GAGCTATTTACGCGGCCCACATACCATGACCCCCTGACCAGCACGAACGCCCAGGTCAGAGCATTGCCACCCTGCCCGTTCGTACCCGTTCCATGCAGCTAGCGCGCGTTGCTCTGCTGAGTTTCTGCTGACCCCCATGACCTCCTGGACGGCCCGCCGACCCGTACCCACGGGCCCCGGTCGGGGCCTCCGCCATGACTGGACGCAAGGGCCCCTCAGGGGGTCCAGGAGGACCAGGAGGAGGACCAGGGCCGGACGGCCCGCTAGAGGCCCCTGAGGGCCCCGTGTGACGCTCCGGGACTCCCGGACGCTGTACCCCCAGGGGCCAGCGCTCTACGCGGGTTGCGTAGTTGAACATTTGAACGAAACTAATCACAATCTCACGTTGCAAGATGACCGCACACCCCGCTACCGTGTGCGTCACTAGATGCGTTGATCCCCGAATGGTTGTACTCCAAACGCTGTGATCCAGGCCACAAGAAAGGATAGTGCACACACCCATGGGGTGTGCTACGGTGAGACCATCACCTCAAGGAGTACCGCTCATGAACCGACCGAAACTCAGCGCACAGTTAACCGATTAGGATAACTTCATGCCTTCCCCTACCGGCCGTAAGCCTCACCCTAACCCGGACATTGAGGACACGATTAAGGCCGTGTACGACTCCAGCGGAAAGCAGATTCGTACATATGCGGAGGCCGCCGCATATCTAGGAGTAAGCAAGAACACGGTAGCCTCAAGACTTAGGCGGGCGGATGTATCCGCCCTAAGCGACGTACCTTACGATAGGTACAGCCCGAGCAACCTTGACCCCGATCACTTCCATGACCGGGAAAATGTGATGCTCCGAACCCTTGCGGAAGAGGATTCGGGGATGCACATTAGCGAAAAGCGGCAAAGAGAGCTTGACCGCTTCAAAGCTAAGTCCGGGCCGCTCATCGTTGTGTATGACCCCGAGTACGGGTTTTACTGGCGTAAGCGTGAACAGGGAGAGGAATTCTGGCTAGCCCAGGACTAACAATCTCAATATTTCATTGCGTGGGGTCTACCGCTAAACGGCGGTACGGCCCCATTGCTATTGCCCCACAGGCAAGCGCGTTCGGCAATACCGAACGTTACCAATCCGTTAGCGCATGTGAAGAAACCGTGCACAATTTCTGTTGACCGACAGAAACGCCGCACATATGGTTTCCGTATGCACAGAGGTAAGAGGGCGGTAAGGCCTCTGTGAGCGTATTGGGAAAAAAGGGATTTTAGGGCCCTACAGATAGGAAAAACGCAAAGTGACGCACGTTCTGGGCGGGTACCGTGCTATAAGTCTTGACCCTAGCGGAGGGGTCGAAACGGGCGTTAACACGGTTACGCTGCGCGCTTACGTGGCCCTTGCAGAGGATTGCATGTGGTCTATTGCTAACGAGGTTCTCAAGTGGTTTGAGCGCCTTTTCGGCGAACCTGTCGTGGAAGACATTAGGGGTGGACGCTTGTGGTATGAATGGAACGCCACGGAGGCTTACATTGCTAATCAGATACCGCACGTGCGGGATAAAGAAGACGTGCCGCACGAGCACGCTATCCCCGACTTCTATGGACTTGCCGAGGGGTTTTAAGTGATAAGGAGGCGATAGCATCGCTGTAGGGCATAGAAGCGTTTCCCAGTTTTCGACTTATTCCCAGTGCTCCGAGCGTTACCGGCTAGAGCGACTGGACAAGAAACCCCAGACCCCCGCCGGTTGGACGCTACAGGGTCTTGCGGTACATGAGGCTATAGAAGCTTGGGAACGCTCTAACAGAACAATGGACATGGCGGGCGCCTCCGACGTTTACGAGTCGGCATGGCGCCTTCATCTTTCCCGCATGTTGAAAGACGAGCCGGAAACAGATAAATGGATGACGGGTAACCCTCGCACTAAGGGTAGTGTGGACCTTAGCCGTAGGTTTGCCCGGGGCATCGAGCAACTAGAGCGTTACATCGCTAACGCCCTAAGCGAGCCCTGGCAGATTTGGGAAACCCCCGACTTTGACCCCGCAATTGAGTTGCCCTTTAGACTCCTACTGGGTAAAATCGAGATTGTCGGTTACATTGACCAAATCCGGGAACACCCGGACGGAAGTCTAGAGCTAGTCGACCTAAAGTCCGGAACCAAGATTCCATCTTGGGACTTTCAGCTAGGAGTTTACCGCCTAGCGGTCCTGGAGTCTTATGGGGTAGAGGTTAACCAGGGATCATTCCTTATGCTTAAGGATGACAGGATGGTTGGCCCTACAGACCTCACACGGTTTACGAGGGACCGCCTAACCGTATGGTTTGAGGCCCTTAACCGTGGTGTAGAGTCCCAAACGTTCCTGCCTAATGTGGGCGACCACTGCCGGATATGTAGTGTTTGGAAGTACTGTTCAGCTAAGGAGAGGAACTAAATTGGGTACCGAGAATGAGCGTCCGGAAGTCCCCTACAACAGCGGAATCACGGTTACGGTAAAGGCCGGACCGGGCTACGACGCCCCGTGGATCGTCATTCACGCTACGGATGCGGACCATGCAGACGCCATGATCCAGGAGGCCCAGCGGGTACGCCTTACGGAAAGCGTCGGTAACCTCCACAATGAGTTTGCCGCTATCGAGTTGCTTAAGCGGGAACTGGGGGCGACGGAGGTCAAGGGGAACGGTCGCTCGTACGGCGCTGGCGGGGGTGGCGGGGGTGGCGGGAACGGCGGAGGCCGGTCCTACAACGGCGGCAACAGCGGCGGGGGCGGTAACGGTGGCGGAGGAGGCGCACAGGCGCCTAGCGGGCCTCCTGCTAACCACAACCTTGCAACCGAGTGCCGACACGGCGAAAAGAATTTTGTGTCTGGCGTAAGCGCTAAGAATGGTAAGTCTTGGTTCGGGTTTGACTGCGCCCAGAACTATAAGCAGGGCGAGTGCGCTAGGTTCGCCCAGGCCGGGTAACCGGTTCTTTTTTTTACCCAAGAATGCACACCCCTAGGGTGTGTGCAAAGACGGAGGCTGATTGCTTACCCTCGTACGTGCCCGACATCTAGCGGGTAAAGCGGGTGAGCCTCTCCCCACAGCGTTTCCCGCCCTTGAAAAGGCGGGGGTCCATATTCGGCGCGGTCAGCTAACCCTGATCGCTGCCGGATCCGGCACCGGTAAGTCAGCATTCACACTGACTATTGCGACGCGGGCAGAGGTACCCACCCTCTACTTTTCGGCAGACTCCGATGCCTTTACCCAATACACGCGTTTGGGTGCCATGCTTACAGAAACCCCCGTTTGGGCGGTTGAAAAAGATATGGACCAGGGTAAATCGGTTCACTACGATACACAAATCAATAACCTGGATTACCTACGCTGGGAATTCGACGCGGCACCAACGCTTGACACGTTGGACCTAGATATTCAGGCTTTCGGTTACACGTACGGATGCTGGCCGCAAATGATTGTGGTTGACAACATCAAAAACGTGTGGACAGAATCCGAAAACGAAAACAACCGCTACAGTGAGATTATCGATTATCTTCACGAACTAGCGCGAAAGACTGGGGCCGCAGTAGTAGCCCTACACCACCTTACCGGCGAATATGATGACGGCATTAAGCCTGCCCCGATGTCCTCCCTACTGGGCAAGGTTTCCAAGATTCCGGCAATGATCCTCACCCTTCACAAAGAGGGTTCCTCGGATTTCGAGAATCTGAAACTAAACGTATCCATCGTAAAGAATCGTGGCGGAAAGGCCGACCCGTCCGGAGGATGGTTCATTAGCCTGCCCGCAAATCTCGAATACATGAGTATCGGATAAAGGAGAATACGCAATGACTGACGCGCAGCTTATCGACCCGGTTAAGAACATCCTGATTAACGGTGTCGAGACTCCCCGGGTTATCAACAACGGCGACGGTACGGTTACGTGGAACCTTAAGGCGGAAACCGCTAACCGCATGGCAAACATGGTCATCATGAACGCCCTTAGCGGCCTCCTGGGTGGCCGTAAGGCCCCGGGGAACGGCCTCTCTGACCTCCTGGGCGGCGGGAAGTTCTGACCACACGCAAGGGCTACCGGGAGTGCTCTAAGTGCGGCAAGAGCCGCGCTGAACGGTTCTTCAAGGGGACTAGGGGGCGGGTGTGCGCTGGGTGCCGTAAGGGCGCCCAGCGTGCCTCTAGCCGCAATGCGCGGCTACTCAAGACATACGGCCTCACAAACGAGGATTACGAAACCCTCTTTGAACATCAGGGCGGGGTTTGCGCTATCTGCCTAGAGTCACGGCGAACCAATCTGGCCGTTGATCACTGCCACAAAACGGAAGCGATCAGGGGCCTTTTGTGTGCCCGCTGTAACGGGCAATTGCTGGCCCGTGGGGCAAGAGATAGGCCGGAAGTACTAAGGCGTGCCGCCGACTATCTAGAAAGCTATCCGGCTGATAAGGCCCTAGGCCGTAGATACACATTCGACAAACAGGAGGATAACGAGGATGGCTGACAATATCGTTTTCAAGGTTCACGCTAAGGCGACTTACACGGAACAGCCGCTAGACGGATTTGGCGGGCAGACCATTTCCCTGGATAGCCTCCGGGCCTTTATTCGCGAGGTAGACGACGTTACCGGGCTTCTCGATAACCCGCTTATCTCCGTGGATCACACGGGCCTTACGTACGAGTATGAGGAGAACTAAGCATGCCGCGACACAACGGCAATACCACTAAGCGGAGCAAGCGACAGGCCCGCATTGACCGGGCCCGTTTCGGTAATGAGGTTAACGACCCGGAGGCCTGGGAGCGTTACGCACGCAACATGATGACTACGCATCCGGAGTATTACGCGGACTCATGGACGAGTGAGAGCCGCACTACGGAGGACTAATGGAACCGGCCGACAAGCCGTCCATTAAAGAGCTACTAGAGCATTACGACGCGGAACACGTTAACGACCGGGGCTCATGGGCCCCGGTTAAGTGTCCCTTTCATGATGACCGTTCCGCTAGCGCATCCGTAAATACGGGCCTGAATACCTTCAAATGCCATACCTGCGATTTTGGGGGAGACTCTTTCGCCCTAGTTATGTGGAGGGAGAATATCCGTGACTTCAGTGGTGCCATCGAATTCTGTGAAAGAATTCTTGGAGGAGTGTACGGCGGGGTACAACAAAGCGATAAAGGGAAACGTCGCCGCAGAGACGTTCTTGGCGAAGAGGTTCGGGCCCCTGTGGCAGGACAGCGCTCGATTCTTTCGGCTCGGCGTCGTAAGCGAACCCCTCCCGGGTCATGAGCAATACCGGGGAATGCTAGCCATTCCTTATGAGGCCCCTTACGGGGTTTTGGGAATGAAATTCCGTTGCCTCCAGGATCACGACTGTAAGGCAGTCCATAAGACCCGATACCTTAACCCTGCGGGTAATGAACTCCGCCTTTTCAATACGGCGGACCTATTCCGTAACGAGGAATACCTAGCGATATCCGAGGGGGAGATAGACGCTATTACCTCGCACCTTGCGGGAATTCCCACGGTAGGCGCCCCGGGCGCGACAAGCTGGAAACCTGTTTTTACCCGAATGATCAGAGGCTATAAAACTGTGTATATCTACGCAGATAATGACGACGGCGGGACGGGCCTGGAAAAGTTTGCGGAACCGTTGGCCGCACTCATCACAAACGCTCGTGTAATTCTCCTGCCTGAGGGTCACGACGTTAATTCGTTTGTTCAGGAAAACGGTTATGACGCATTGAAGGAGCTAATAGGTGTTTAAGGTTTGGGATAATGCCAACTACATTCCCACGGGGGAAAAGTGCGTCATAATTGAACTTGCAATTAGGCAGAAAAAGCCTATTGAATATAACGTAGCATTCGCTAACGGGGACACCGTTTGGGTTACCGGAGCCAACCTGGAAGCGGTGGAGGGGGAGGCCCCCGCTACGGCGGGGGAGGCCCTAGTCAAGGGTGAGAGGCAGAACGATTACGGGGACCCCAACGTTTCCTTTGGCCGTATCGCGGGCCTCTGGTCGGCCCACCTGGGGGTGAACGTCACTAAGCGGGACGTGGCCCTAATGATGGTCCTTATGAAGGTGTCGCGGGAAAAGAGCGCGCATAAGGAGGACAACCTAGCGGATATTGAGGGCTACGTTTATTGCGCACGGATCCTTAAGGAGGACTGATGCACTTCCCTAAGCAGGAATTCGCTTGCGTTGAAAGCGACGGAGGCGATTACCTCACCGTTGCGGAAAGCGTGTATGACACGGAGGCCGTTTACGTCACGGCCTCTGAGCACAACGGCGCAGGGGTTATGACACACCACATCGGGTTTTTCCTTACCCCCCGCGATGCCGTCGCCCTGGGGGCGCGGCTCATCCGAGAGGGACTAATTAAGGCGCAGGGAAAGGGTTAGCCAATGGCGCGGGAAACAATCGAGACTCTTACTGTCGGAAAGCTGCAAATCTGCTTTCACTTTGCGCATACGACCGGCCTCCGGTCCGTAACCGTCCGGGATTGGAACGGCGACGAAATCGACTATGACCACATCACTAGCTATGAGGCCGCCGGTTTGGCGGACTTTTTCGGGAGGCCGACCAATTGAAGCACGATGCTAAGAGCCCTTACACCATTGTTCTGATTCCTGACACTCACGTTCCGGAGCATCACACGGGCGCGGTTGCCAATATTGGCGCCCTCCTTAAGGAGGTCAAGCCTAAGGGTGTTATCCATACCGGTGACTTCCTGAACCTGGACGCCCCTTCCCGCTGGTCTAAGGGAACCATTAATGAGTTTGCGGGGGGAGTGCACGAGGAACGCGAAAAGGGTAAGCGTGTCCTGGACTTTTGGCGAAAGAGTCATGAGGGCTATTTCGGCCTCCACCTCGGTAACCACGACATCCGCATTAGCGCATACCTTCAAAAGTACGCCCCCGCCGTAGCGGGCATGCCGGAATGGCAGTATGACCGCCTCCTAGACCTTGACTCTTTCGATATTGAGGTACGGGACAGCATCCATAAGGCGGCCCCCGGGTGGGTTACCACCCACGGGGACAACAAGGAAATCCGCATGACCCAGACGGCAGGAGGCACCGCCTACAACGCGGCCGTCAAGTATGACGCAAACGTGGTTTGTGGTCACACGCACCGTGCCGGTATCTCGCAAACCTCGCACGGTTACGGGGGGCGGATGCGGTACAAAATCGGGATGGAGATTGGCCACATTAGCGACATGGCTAAGGTGTCCTACCTGAGTACTGGTTACGCAAATTGGCAAATGGCGTTCGGCATGCTGCATGTTTCCGGTAACCGGGTGCAGCCGCAAGTAATCCTCATGGCTAATAACGGATCGTTCATCTATGACGGGATGCGGTTTGAGAATGGCAAGATTGGAAAGGCTACAAATTGAGTTACGACCCCAGCGATTACGTAAGCCTTGCCCGGTCGGTTGCGCGCGGTTTCGCGCGTGACTGGCCCGGTATCGACGCCGACGATTTGCACGGCGAGTTGTCCCTAAAGCTAGTCGAAAAGCGGCACTTTTTCGAAAAGACGACCGGTAACCTTAACGGCGCGGTTGGCGCCTATCTCCGGAAGTATGCTGCCGGGTATTGCGCTAAGGAGCGTTACCGGGCCGTTTACGGCACCCCCCATTACATGTACGGCACGGATGAGGTAGCGGCCCTCCTGGAGTCTTACTACCTCCCCCGGGACGCGTGGGCCGAGGTAGGCCCCGTGGTCACGTACGGGCGGGAAAAGGTGCGGGATGGACAGTCGACCGTCACGGCCCTGGTGGACGTTGACAGGGCCTATGAGGGCCTCACGGGGCCCCAGGCGGACACTCTCCGGGACAACTGGGAGCACGGCCCCCAGGAGGCCGCCAATCGTGCCGGTAAGTCCCTCGCGGCATGGTCTATGGCGCACTCCCGTGCGGTAACCCGCTTGCGTGACCTCATGAACAATGAACGGCTAAATGCTATCGGCTCCCACAACGGGCCCGGGGCCCGTAAGGCCATGAGTAATTCCGCTGCACGTGCACTCACCGACAGACAGGGAGACAACTAGTGAAGAAGAATACTGCTAACACTGACAGCCTTACTGATTGGCTTTACAACCCGAACCTTGTTGGTCCCTCCGTTGGGGTAAAGAAGCCGGGTAAGGTCGCTAACGCTATCGCATTCGTTATCGTCTTTCTCCTCGTTACGGGAATCGGGGTTCTTTGGTTCGGACTGTTCGCGGTCCTCATTCACGCCGTTTTCGCTATCGGTATCGGTAAGTCTGTCGCCGCCGCCGCACTCTTTCACCTGGTCGTCTATGTGATGGCCGTATTCCGAAACACTAAGTAAGGAGCATTAGCATAACTACCGAAATTAACTGGGGTCCCACCGGTCAGACCGTTTATGAAAGGACGTATTCCCGCCCTAAGGCGGACGGCACTAAGGAAACGTGGCCCGAAACGGTTGCCCGTGTCGTTGACGGCAACCTAGGTCTAGTTCCCCCGGACGCTATCGAGTCGGGGGAGCGGGAAGACCTCATATCCTTTATGCAGGATTTCAAGATTCTGCCCGCTGGCCGCCACCTTTGGGCCTCCGGAGTTAAGGGCCGACAGTACCTCTTTAACTGTCACATTGCCCCCTGGGACGTTAAGCGTCCGGAACGGCATTTCTCTTTCGTGTTCCTCCGTCTAATGGAAGGCGGGGGCGTAGGGGCGAACTATTCGGACGATCGCCTAAGCGGCTACCCGGAGGTTGCTAACGTCCTAGACGTTCACATTGTGTGTGACCCGGAACATCAGGACTATGCGGCCCTTAAGGCCGCTGGTCTGCTGTCCACCACCTACACCCCCGATTGGGTGGGGGCCTATGAGGTAGAGGATTCCCGAGAGGGTTGGGTTACCGTCCTTGAAAACCTCATCTGTGACGCCCATAACACAGACCTAAGGCACCGTGCCAGAGTCTTTGACGTATCCCGTGTGCGGCCCTCCGGGGCGCGCCTAAAGGCCTTTGGCGGGCGGGCCTCCGGGCCCGTTCCTCTCGCCCAAATGCTTAAGACTACCGGCGACATCCTGAACAGTCGGGGCAAGTATCACGGGACGCTAACGGGCATGGATGCTATGGAAATTGACCATGCCATTGCGGAATGTGTTGTTAGTGGTGGCGTAAGGCGTTCCGCCCGTATGGCCATGAAGCATTGGAAGGATCCGGACGTTATCGACTTTATCCGCTGCAAGGAGGATAGCGGTAGCCACTGGACGACAAACATTAGCGTCATTGTTGACCAGGAATTCATGGACGCCGTTAACGGCGACCTGGGCCTAGAAGAGCAAATGAACGCTACCCGCGTTATGGATGAAACCGTAAACGGCATGCTTGTTAACGGCGAACCTGGTTTCTTCAATCAGACGCTAGCCCAGGAAGGGGAGGTTGACCCGATAGAGGCCACTAACCCGTGTGGAGAGATTCCGGGCCCTCAGATGATGGCCTGTTGCCTGGGGCACGTGAACATGCAGGCTTTCGTCATGCCGAATGGAAAGGTCGACTATCCGGCCCTAGAAAAGGCTCATAGGCTGGTTACCCGGTTCCTTATCCGTGCAACGTTCGGTGACTTTACCGATTCGGAGCAACTGGCCGTAATGCGACGGGAGCGGCGTATCGGGGTCGGCCACTTTGGCGTACAGGGTCACCTGAACCTTAGGGGGATCCGGTACACGGAGGCCCCCGACCATTACGGCGTTAAGAGTGACCTTATGGGCCTTTACGATATCGTCCGGGAGGAGGCCCGGGATTACGCTTTTAAGCTCCGGATTCCGGAGCCTATTAAGGTAACTACCGTGGCCCCTACGGGCAGCATCGCTAAGTTGCCGGGCGTGCCGGAAGGCGACCAGGCCATTTACGGGCGGTACTTTCTGCGGCGAATCCGCTTTTCGGCGGTTGACCCTGAACAAATGGCACAAGTCAATGCATATGAGCTAGACGGTTACCAGGTTGAAGACTGCATTTACGCGGCGAACACTAAGGTCGTCACCATTCCCACTAAGGATACGCTAATTGCGGAAATGGAGTCCCGGGGCCTAGACCCGGATATTGTCGAGTCTCAGGACCAAATCAGCTTGGAACAGTCCATAGCTTTTCAGGCCATGTACCAGACCTACTACGCGGATAACGCGATTTCCCACACGGTAAACATTCCGGAGGGCAGTGTTACCGCAGATGAGCTAAAGGCGGTACTGGTCAAGTATCTGCCGAAGCTTAAGGGGACAACCATTATGGTTGATTCCTCCCGCCCGCAGTCTCCCTATGAGCGAATTACTCGTGAAGAGTATGAGGCTGCAAAGGCTAAGAGCGTTTCCGACGCTATCGATTTGGAGTGTAGTACAGGTGCCTGCCCCATCCGATAAGGATAGACGGGTTAAGTATCTCTCTCATTACGGGGTCCGTTTCTGTTGCGTCTGCGGATGGACGGAAATGGACCTCGTTTTGTCGGGGGATTCTTTCTCCGCCGAATGGTACGAAGAATGCCCTAACGGCTGTTTCGATAAGGAGAAATACGAACTTGCGTGTAACGCTAATCGCATCGACGGAAGCTAACTATTACGCAATGGAGGACGCTACCGATGGGGCGTACGACCCGGAGTCTTACACGGATGAGGCCGGTAGCCGCCGCTATGACGGCACTACCGGTTGCGATTCGGTCCCCGTGTTCGGGGGCCGTGCCTGCTATCAGTCCTGGGGTAAGCCTAATCCGGATACGGCATCTGAAATGGGCTACCTAAAGAACATCCTCGCCCAGGGTCATTACAGCGTCCTAGAGCATTCCTCGGCCACATTCTATGTGACTGGCGTTAGCCGGAATATGACCCATGAGCTAATCCGGCATCGGCACCTTTCCTATTCGGAACTTTCCCAGCGTTACGTGTCCATGGAAGACGCGCGAATGGTCATCCCTCCCGCGCTACGGGAGGAGCATGCGGGCGGACAGACGGCCCCCCTTCCCTGGGGGCCCCTGAGGGACTATGAGGCCACCGTGCGGCGGCTCATGGCTTCCGGCCTTAAGCGTAAGCAGGCACGGGAGGCCGCGCGGGCGGTCCTCCCTGGAGGGACGGAAACCCGAATAGTCGTTACCGGCAATATGCGCGCGTGGCGCGATTTCCTCAATAAGCGTTGGCATGTAGCGGCAGACGCAGAGATTAGAGAGTTTGCCGGGGAAATCCTTTTCCAGCTTAAGGGGATTGCTCCCGGATGTTTCCAAGATTTCGACAGTAAAAATCCGATTGGAGGTTAGCCATATGGCTATCGTAGAAAAGACTGCAACCTATTGGGAGTGTTCCATTTGCGGCATGCAGTATTCGTGGCAGATTGAGCAGTGTATGAATTCCAGTGATGCGCAGCATCAGGGATCCGGTGGAGGGGATACAGGCGGAGGGGATCCCGTCAATTGATCCATTCCCGTCCTGATTGGGACGCGTACTTTATAGGCGTAGCTAAGGCTGTAGCCGCTAGGGCCGATTGCTCTAGGTCCCAGGTTGGCGCGGTCCTGGTCAAGGATCGCCGCATCATGGCCACTGGGTACAACGGGGCCCCTTCGGGGGCCCCTGGATGCCTTACTGCGGGGGCGTGCCCCCGTGGGAGGCTCACCTACTCGGAACGGCCCCCAGGAGGCACGTACGGCGATTGCATCGCCACTCATGCGGAGCGAAACGCTCTGGATGAGGCCGGAAGACGGGGAACGATTGGAGCAACCCTCTACATCACCCGGGCCCCGTGCGGCGATTGTGAAACAGCTATTTGGTTCTCTGGCATTAAGCGTGTCGTTTACGACACTCCGGGAGGGCTCATGGTTCTTATGGCTCCGGAGATATAAAGAAAGACCCCCAGGCTAAGGCCTGGGGGTCATCTTCGTTTATGCAGCAATAGTGCGGTCTACCATGAGGATTTTATAACCCTTGGGTCCCTGTTCGTAATGGAAACCGAACCGCTTACCGAAACCCTTTCGGGTCACGTATTCGGCCCAGTAACTGACACGGTCCTTAGCCGTGTCCTCATCATCGACAGTTTCCCACTCTTCAACCCGCTTAGATGGGCGAGTGAAGACGCCAGACTTAGCCATTGCGCATCACACTTTCTATGGTGCAGGTGGGCTAGGGGCCGTCCTAAAGGCCCTTTCGCTCCAACACCCGTAGTGAAGCACACACCCCACGGGTGTGCAAGCGTTGGCCTAAGGGTCACCTGGGGGAGGCTCAACTCCCGTTCACCGGATGGGACTTGACACTGAGTGAGTGAGTGAGTGAGTATCTACCTCGCGCCACTGAGTCACTCACTCATTCACTCACGGAGGGGTCTAACCATATGAGCAACAGTGAGAGGCCAACCCCGGATGAGGCCGTTTACTCGGGCCTCCTGGGGCGTACCGTGCGGACGCTGGCCCCTGGGACGGAGGCGGACCCCGTGGGGGTCCTGGGAAGCCTCCTGGTGGGTTTCTCGGCTCTGGTGGGCCCTCAGACGCGGGTACGTATCTCGGACCTGGACAACCACCCCGCGCTAGTGTGGGCCCTCCTCCTAGGGCGTACGTCGGACGGCCGTAAGGGTTCCGCGACCGGGGCCGCCCGCACCGTACTGCGGATGGCAGACGGAGACTTTTTCCAGGCCCATACCGTTAGCGGCCTCTCGTCCGGTGAGGGACTCATCAAAGAAGTTGAGGACCCTACGGAAGAGGAAATGGACTTGTTGGATTCCGTGGGGGCATTGACGGGATACGAAATCGACCGGGACCAAATCGGGGACCAACGACGTTTCGTAATCGAGTCGGAATATGCGGCCCTCATGCAGCGGTCCCGAAAGTCCGGGTCCCTTTCTGCGGTACTGCGGCAAGCCTGGGACGGAGACGACCTTAAAACCAGGACCCGTAAAGGCAGCATGACCGCAACACGGCCTCACATTGCGGTCCTGGGTCACATTAGCCCGGTAGAGTTCCGGGACATGATGAGCGCAAAGGAACTTGCGGGGGGAACCTATAACCGGTATCTCATCCTTCACGTTCATCAGGCGCAGCTTTTGCCTGATGGTGGACAGGTGGATATGAAGGAACTTAAGGAATGTGCCGAACAGTTGGCCATGAACGCCAACTTTGTTCGCAGTAAGGGTGACTTTCTGGTTACGCGCACTAAAGAGGCGGGGGTTTACTGGGCCGATTACCTGTATAGGGTAATCAACGACGAAAACCCGGAGGACGAGACCCTAGCCCAGTTTACGGCCCGCAGGGCGCCCTACACACTCCGAATCGCTGCCCTTTACGCCATGGCGGACGGGCGGGAAAACATCGGAGTTAGGGACCTTAAGGCAGCGGACGCGCTGTTTAGGTACAGCATGCTTAGCACGGAGCACACCCTCAAACAGGCTTACAGCCGGACGGTTGTACCTGCGGCCACTAACCCTCTCGCACGGGCCCTCTATGAGGCGGGGGACGACGGGCTATCAATCATGGAAGTCCGGGAGGTAGTAGGTATGGGCCGTAAGCGATCCGACATTGACGCCATGCTAGAGGCCCTCCCCCTGGAGACTAAGCGTCGGCGCAACCCCGGCGACATCCGCCCGGTAAACGTTTGGTACTGGGTTGGGGAAGAGGGGGCGGACGGATACGTTTAGCGGTTAGGGCCCCTCCAGGGGCCCTTAGCCTATGTCAGGATTTATCACGATATATCATCATAAGCTAACCCTAACCGGACATAAAGAAAGGGCCCCCTTTCGGGGGCCCTTTTCCTTTAGCGCTTCTCGCTATCCCAAAGCCACGTGCCGTTAGTGGCCCGGGTCCAAACCTCGCGGCCTCCGCCCCATTCGACGGTAACCCGGTCCACGTTCTCAAGGTGGCGGGCTTTGGCTACCGCCTCCATCCCTATAAGGTCCACCTCATCGGCGGGAACCTCTACCCGGTTAAACCCCGGGCAACCATCCATCGAAAGGTTCTGGTCACCGGCCCACAGAGTGACAAAGACCAGAGTCATGATAGCGGCCATTGTGTGCGCTCCCTATTGAGTTAACCGTTGTGCCGGTTAGGTTTCCCTCCCGACAGAAAGAACATTACAGGGTTAGCGCGGTTAGCGCAACCCCTAACCGCACCTAATCAGGTGTTGCACACACCCCGCGGGTGTGCTTTAATAGAGCCATCGGCGGGGCCGATTAGGACGGCCCCCCACTAACCCTAAGGGGTCCCAATGTTCGCTCTCGCCTACATCGAGGTTACGGCCACTGCTAACACGCTGGGCATGTCCGGTGAGGGCGCGTTCACCGTTTACGGTGAGGGCTCTTACGAGCGTCGCTACAGCGACGTTTACGAGGGTGTCGACACCGCGTGGGACATGTTGGCTTCCGCCTGTTTCGAGCGGGACTCCATCACTGTTGAGCACGTCGTTTACTACTACGACAACGAAGAGCAGACGCGGGACGTGCCGTTTTACGCGGTCCCCTCTACCCGTGAGCGGCTGGACGGGTGGCGGGAAATGGCTTACGCCTGCTAGGCGTACCTAACCCCTTAGGGCCCCTCCGGGGGCCCTTTGGCGTTTCCCCGGTTAGGTGTTGCACACCCCCCCGGTGTGTGCTTTAATAGAGACATCGAGAGGGGCCGCTTAGGACCGGTCCCCTCCCTAACCCTAAGGGGCCATCATGGCGGTTAACCTCACTAAGGGAATCCTGGACTACACGTTCACGATGGGTATCGGGAGCGAGTTCCGTAAGGTGGACGTGTCCACCCTGGTCGGCGGGGACGTGATCGTTACCGGCTACGTCCGGGAGGCTTACCAGGGCGTCATGGGAGCGGTTCGGGTGACCCGCTTCCCGGGCCTCCACGCCGACACCGTGGCGGAGATTCTCCGGAGCGTTGACGGGGATCACATCATGGAAGAGATCATCTGGGAGGACTAGCCTCCCGAACCCAGGGGGCCCCTTCGGGGGCCCTTTGGCGTGTCTGGGCATCAGAGAGACCGCCCCTGTACCGTGAGGCCGTACAGGGGCCCTATAGGGCCACGGAGGGCATGGGGAGCGTGTACGGGATGAGCGGACAGCAGGAGGCCTCTACGGGGGCCGTAAGAGAGCTTGTGGTGAACGGGACCACTTACCAGGTTCTAGCCCTGGAGAATGGCACGTGTGCCGTACGGGGTGGCGATTGGGCGGTTAGCGGGTGCCCTAACGAACTTGCCGCTATGGGTGCCATCCTGGACCGTGTGGAGGACCTCCAAAACTCTTGAGGATTAGTGCCGGTTAGGGCTATGCACACACCCACGGGGTGTGCTTTAATTGTCCTAACGCCGGAACACGGCGCTAAACAACTCAAGAGGGGACGGCGCCAAATGCCGCACTTCATAGCCCGCACGGGTCAGAAGGTGGAAATGGTCATCATGGACAGTGAAGTCGAGATCACTGTTTACAACGCTAAGGGGGATGTAATCTCCACCACCCGGGCTAACCGGATGGATGCGGCAGAACTGATGATCGGCCTTTCGGAGGTACGGGAGGCGTAGCCGTTAGGAGAGGGGCTCCGAAAGGGGCCCCTTCTTCGTTAGCCCCTAATGCCCGATTTATGGGGATTTATCATCTCATGGCGCCCGTTGGGCGAAATATTAGACATGCCTAACCAGGAAAAGATTCAGGTTAGGGGTTGCGTTAGCGGGTTAGGGTGTGCCATAATTAAGACATCGAAAGGGGGACGGGCCCCCGGGGAGGGAAATAAAATGAACGCGAAGCTTAAGACCCGCAAAGAGGCTAACGGAACCTACTCTTGGAAGGTCTCCACGGCCGATTACCCGGGCGTCTGGGAGCGCACGGAGGCAGTCACCCCCTGGGGGGCGCGGGCGCAGGGAATGCCTTACCTTCGACTTCTGGCGGAGGGCGAGGAAATCCGTAAGCGGCTCGAAGAAAAGGCAAAGGCCCACCACGAAAAGTACGGGCGGTACACGGAGGACTTTGCGCCAACCTGGATGAACTAAGGGAAGGGCCCCCGGAAGGGGGCCTAACCTTTTGCCTCTAATCGGACATGTCGCTAATGTCCACTATGGGGTGACTTATGATGATAAATCATCATAAAACGGTCTAACCGGATGTATACCCCTGCGCGACTTTTATCACGATAAATCCGGACATTAGGGTGTTACGCCTAACGGCTAAAGCTAATGTCCCTAACGGGGTTGCACACCCCTAACGGGTGTGCTTTAATAGAGACATCGCAGGGAACGGGACGGCCAGGGGAGAGACAATGTCGGAGTACACGGTCAAGTACAACCGCACCACTAACCACATTGCCGGTATCGCGGAGCGCACTAAGGGATCCGATTTCAACTACGCGGTTAGTGCCTGCCCGGTCCTCTCCCGGTCTTACAACCTCGCTAACGGCAAGGCGTACGGGTCTCTCGCGGAGGCCCTGGAGAACGCCCGCAAGGGCGGACGCAAGCTGTGCAAGAAGTGTGAGGCCGCCGCAGTAGCTGCCCTGGAGGCCCTGGAGGGGGAGGCCGCCCCGGAGGTCCAGGAGGACGCTCCGGAGGTCGTAGAGGCTCCCCAGGGCCCTAAGGAGACTGGGCCGGTTCCGGCCAACTTCCTGGAACTTGCTAAGCGCGGGAACACCCCCCAGGCCCGCGCCTACTGGCAGCGCCGTTGTGACAACTGGGGGTAAGTAAACCCCTAACCCCCCGGAGCCTAATCGCCCCGGGGGTTGCACTAACCCCGCTAACCCTGTATTGTTCTCTGTGTCGGGCCGGTTAGGACGGTCCCCCAGCGGAAAGAGGTTAGGCAATGGACGGAATCCGAGTCTTTTGGAAGTGCGCGACTAAGGGTTGCAAGTCCTTTGCGGTTACGGACCTTGAGGCCCGCGCGGGTAAGCCGGTCCTTACCGGCACCTTTGAGCCTCTTTGGGGCAACGTGCACGACGTGCACGCGTGGATGTTCGCCGGTAACGACGTGGAGCGTAAGGCCCTCCGGGACCTGTACGCCGCTAACGGTGCCGCTTGCGAGGCGCACGGGGCCATGAAGGCTAAGACCCTCCAGGGGACTTACAACCCGGAAAAGGTTTGTGACGGGCGTTGCACTAACGCTAAGAGCGCCGCTTGTGATTGCCACTGTGGGGGCAAGAATCACGGTAACCGCTGGGCCTAACGGCCTTAGGGCCCCCTTTCGGGGGCCCTAATCTTTTTCCCCGAGAGTGTTGCACACCCGTTGGGGGTGTGCTTTAATTAGGGCAACGACAAGGGGAGGGGCTAACCGTGGTTACGGTACTCAAGTGGAAGCGGATTGAAGCGGGCCAGTATCACGCTTACGGGGAAACCCACTCTTACTATGTTGAGTGCCGCGAGGGGCAGTGGCGGATCCGGATCTTTAAGGACCTTAAGCCGGTGGCCCTCAACTACTACGGCGACAACAAGCGTGAGAACGTGATGTTGGCTAACGCGTTCGAAAGCCTGGGGGACGGTTACCGGTCCGCCGACCATCAGCACCGGGAGCGGATTACGGAAGCGGTGGCGATAACCCACAAAGCCATCATGGATGAGATTACGGGAAACGTAGACACGGAGGACGCTAACCCGGTAAGGTCTAACCACACCCCAGCGGAAGAGGTTGACGTGAACGGCGAAAGCAAGGAAACCCGCGCGGTAATGTCGGCGCTGCAAACGGAAACCGACATGTACACCCCCGCAGGGGTGCGGTTCCAAATGGATTCCCTGGAGGCGTACACGCGCGACGCTAAGCGGTGGTTGGGTGACAACTCCGAATGCTCCGGGGAAGAGATTGACAACGCGGATTACAGCGTTGCTCTTGAGTACTTCCGGGAAATCTCGGATTGGCAACCCAGGGGGGTTGCAAACGGCGGGGCTAACCCGCTAAAGTCTGAAACACAATCCAGCGGAAAGGGTCCCATCGTGACCGACTCTAAGCTTTTCGTCCCGGCCAATCGACAGGCCGTCCACTTCACGGAGAACGTGGAAAAGTGCAACACCGTTAAGCGTGCGGCGGGCCGCGAATTCGCCGGTTACCCCTTCATTACCCTGGAAGAGGCGCAGCACATTAAGGCGTGCGCCAACTGTGCCCCGGAGGTAGAGGCGGAAATGATCCTCATGGCGGAGGCCCTGGAGGCCAACCAGGACGCCGACACGGACACGGAGGCCCAGGAGGGCCCGGAGGACGCTCCGGAGGCCGTAGAGGCCCCGGAGGACGACGACCAGGAGGAGGAGGACGCGGAGGAGGAGGAATCCCCGGAGGACCGCGCGGCCCGTGAGTTCAACGTGTCCGACCCCTGGAAGGCGTGGGAGAACTGGGGACAGTTGGCTAAGGCTAACCGCCCTAAGGGTGATGACGACGAGTCCCAGGCTTACCTTTACTGGGATGACAAGACGTCCCGTATCGGTGAGATTCTCGGGGCCGAATAAATCCCCTAACGGGGTTGCGCTAACCCCGCGCCTTAGGGCATAATCGTAAGCAGAGGGACGGGGGGCCAAACGGCCCCCCTCCTAACCCCCAGCGGAAACCAGGGAAGAGGAACCGAAAATGGCCCGTAAGATTATCGAACTCGTTGAAATCACCGACGACGTTACCGGCGACATTATCGACGAGTCGGAGGCGGACACGGTCCGCTTTTCCCTGGACGGGGTCGCGTTCAAGCTGGAAACGTCTAAGGAACAGGCGGACGGTTTCCGGGAGATGTTCGCTAAGTACATCGCTTGCGCGCAGATTGACGAAGACGCGGCGCCTAAGGTTGCGCCCGTCCGTAAGACGGGCCCCATTAGGACGCGGACGGCGGGCCCCGCCCGGCGCCCCGGAAGCGGGCACACTAAGCCCATGGTTCGGGCCTGGGCCGTCGGTGAGGGCGGTTACGAACTGGGCGACCGTGGCCGGATCCCCAATGAGATCATGGAGGCTTACGCCAACCAGCATGGCGTTAGCGTGGACGATATCGCCTAAGGGCGAAACGCAAAGAAGACCCCCGCCAATTAGGCGGGGGTCCTTTTTGTTTGTGCCGCTAACTCACTCACTCACTTACTCACCGGACGGGACGTCCGTGTAAAGAGCCTCCACCACCTTTGCGTCATGCTCGGTAAGGGGAACAGTCCGAGCGTCCACATGGACGCCCAGGAGGCCCGCAACGGCCCCCAGAATGAGACCGGAGGGGAGGTTATGGAAGTAGAACGCCACCAGGGGGAGGAGGGCGCCTACAGCCGCGTACACGCGTGCGCGGTTACGGTCCAGGAATGACATTAGAGATTGGCTCCTAACTGTTGCCACGGGCGGACCCGTGTGGTTTACTCATTGCGTCGCCCCCTGTTAGGGGCGAAACCCAGCGGAAAAGGATTAGAACGATGGGGCACGAACTGATCGTTAGTCACTGCATTAACTGTGGGAACGTACTAACGTTCCTTGCGCAGAATGCTGAACGGATTAACTCCGTTCCGATTCTTCCGGAAACCGGTAGGCCGGTTGACGTTCAGGTTGTCGACGGTGAACCGGTACCCCGGGACTACACCCCGGAGGAACTGGCAAGGGCACGAGGAAACCGGCAACCTTTGTGCCTCAACTGTGCGGAGCGTTTGGCCGAGAACATGAAGGCTAAGGGGCTTACGCCCCCGCCCATTGACCGTAAGGCTTACGACGTTCCGGCCTAACCGCTAACCCAAACCCCCCGCCTACGGCGGGGGGTTTGCTAATCCG